AATACTAGACTACAGCATAGACTGGTCACGTTTTATTGGCTCTGCAACTTTAAGCACTGCAGCTTGGAGTGTAGACAATGCAGATGGAGTTAAGACTACACTTGTTGCAAGTGGTCCTATAGTACATGGTATACAGCTTGTATCTTCAACACTTACAAACACAGTAGTTACTGCACGAGTAAGTTTAGGTACAGATAACGTAAGATATAAATTTTATTGTACTGTAACTACATCTGATGGCTTGACATTTGAACGTACAGTATTATTACGTGTGAGGGAAAAGTAATGGCATACAATTTTTTAAGTCTTGTCAATGAGGTTAATCGTAGACTAAACGAAGTAGAGCTTACTAGTTCTAATTTTGCAACAGCAACAGGTTACTACAATACAGCTAAAGATTCAGTTAATAGTGCTATAAGGCACATCAATCACGAAGAGTTTGGTTGGCCTTGGAATCACGTAGAGGAAGAAGATATACTAACTGCAGGTGTTACACGGTATGGTTATCCTTACGATGCTAAGTCAATTAATATGGATAGCTTTAGAATGAAACGTAATAGTGACTTAAATATCTCAACTACTAAATTACAGAGCATGACATATCAAGAATATCTTGACAAACATTCTGACTATGAGTATAATAGTGATACAGGTATACGTGCTAAACCAAGATTTGTAAGTAGAGCACCTAGTCAAGAATTTATAATATTTCCTACACCTGATAAAGCATATGAGTTAGTTTATGAATACTATCGTAATCCTGTAGATTTAGAATTACAAGATGATGTACCTACAGTACCATCAGATTTTAAACATGTAGTCACTGATGGTGCTATGTTTTATGCGTATCAGTTTAGAGGTGACAATCAATCTGCACAACTATCTCAACAAAAGTTTGAACAGGGTATAAAGTTTATGCGTAGTATATACATAAACACTTACGATTATGTACGTTCTACAGTAAAGTATAGTAACCCTAGTACATTTGGTTTATTGAAAGTATAATAGTATGACTACAGCATGGTCTACATTTCCTGTGCAGTTTACAGGTGGTTTGGTTACAAACATAAGTCCTTTACAACAAGGTATTAATGCTGTAGGTTCTGCCTTTATATTACAAAACTTTGAACCTTCACTTGACGGTGGCTATCGTAAAGTAGCAGGGTATAGTAAACTAGATGATGCTCAGTTAAGTGGTAGTGGTGTAGTACAGGCATTAGCTGTAGTTGAGAATGAAGACGAAGAAAGGTTTATTGCTGCACGTAGTGGTATATACTATTTAATAAATACTACAGATACAAATCCTGCGTGGTCATCTAAAGCTACAGCAAGTAGTACAGGGTTTACTCGTTCTAGGCATGTAAGCTATAACTTTAACAATGCACTTAAAATAGTATTTGTTGACGGTACAAACTATCCTGTTTATTACACAGATAGTAATCAAACAATGGCTTATATAACAGGTAGTGGTACTGGTCAGTCTGCAGTAAATGGTGCAAGTACCGTAGAGTTATTTAAAAGTACATTGTTTTTTGGTAAAGGTACAGAGTTAGTATTTACTGCACCTTATTCAGATACAGACTTTGATCCTGCAAATGGTGCAGGTAGTATAGGTCTTAACTCTGAAATAACAGGTCTAAAAGTTTATCGTGATGCATTAATTGTATTTTGCCGTGATAAAATTATGAGACTGACAGGATCAAGTTCTGCTGATTTTACACTCAGTGCAATTACAGAAGACCTTGGTTGTTTAAGTGCAGATACTATACAAGAAGTAGGTTCTGATGTTATGTTCCTTGGTCCTGATGGACTACGTACATTAAGTTCTACAGAACGTATTGGTGACTTTGGAATTGATGTTGCATCTAAAAATATAAGACCAACAGTAACTGAATTACAAACTTTCTCACAGAGTTTTTCAAGTACTGTAATAAGAGGTAAAGCTCAGTATAGATTATTTAGTTATGTAAGTGGTGAAACTGTAGATGTAGCTAAAGGTGTATTAGGAACAAAGTTTATTGATCAGGGTGGTACAGGTTTTCAGTGGGGTGAATTAAAAGGGTACAAATGCTATATAGCAGACTCTCAGTACATTGGAGATAATGAGTTTATAATATTTGCAAATACCGATGGTTATATTTATAGAATGGAAAGTGGTACATCAAGAGATAGTAGTAATATAAATGCAATATATGAATCTCCATTTATGCCGATTACAGACCCACAAAAAAGAAAAACATTTTATAAATTAGATTTATACATAAAACCATTTGGTGCAGTTAATGTTGTTGCAGGTGTAAGATACAACCAAAATGACAGAGATAAAATACAACCTGCTACATTTACATTATCTGCCAGTGCAGGTGGTGGTGGTTTTTATGGAAACAGTACAGCTATATTTAATACGACAACATATGGAGAACCAAGAACACAATCATTCAATAATAATATTGTGGGTTCAGGTAATACAGTAGCATTACGAATAGAAGATAATAGTTCAGATGCGGCATTTTTGTTAGATACAGCAATACTCGAATATGCTGAAAACAATAGGAAATAAAGGAAAGTCTTATGGGTACAGGCTATGTAAGAAATGATACAGCTAATAATATTGCCAATGGTAATGTTATTAATGCTGACGATTTAGATGGTGAGTTCAATGCTGTAGAAGCTGCATTTAATAATAGTTCAGGTCATACCCACGATGGTACTACATCTGAAGGTGCTGCTATTGAGGTAATCGGTCCTAGTCAAGACATAGTTGCTACAGCTTCACTACTGCGTCCTAAAACAAACAATGCTGTTGATCTTGGTACTACAAGTTTAAAGTATAAAGATTTACATATGGCAGGTACTGCAGCCATAGCTACCAATGCTACAGTAGGTGGAACACTAGGCGTAACTGGTGCAACTACTTTAAGTGATACATTGGCAGTTACAGGTAATCAAACTAATACAGGTAATCTTACTGTAAATGGTAATACTACACTTGGTAATGCAGCATCTGATACGGTAACGGTGACTGCTGATGTGGCTTCAAATCTTATTCCTTCTGCTGATAACACTTACGATCTGGGTGCTAGTGGCAGTGAGTGGAAAGACCTCTATGTTGATGGCACTGCCAATATTGATACTGGCTCTATTGATACTGCAAATGTGGGAACTTTAGCCGTATCAGGTAACAGTACATTACAAGGTGATCTTACTGTTAATGGTAGCATAAGTGGTTCTGGTGCTATTGCTGCAACTACTGCAGCTACACTAGAAACAGCACGTACAATTACAATTGCAGGTATAACTGCAGGTGCAGCTAACTTTGATGGATCAGCTAACATAACTATAACAACAAGTGGTCTTACCCTTGGTGGTACAGCAGTTACATCTACAGGCGCAGAGTTAAATATACTTGACGGTGTAACAGCAAGTACTGCAGAAGTAAATTTATTAGATGGCGTTACAGCAAGCACTACAGAAATAAACCATATAGATGGTGTAACATCTGCAATACAAACTCAACTAGATGCAAAAGTTGACGAAACACATACAGGTGATGTTGACATTACTGGTGAACTTGTGGTACAATCCTACAATGAAACGTATCAAAGTGTTTCATCATCAAGTAATACAACAACTATAAACTGCGAGACTGGTAATGTGTTTGCATCAACCTTAAGTGAGAATACAACTTTTACTTTTACTAACCCACCTGCTAATAATACAGCATACGGATTTAGTCTAAAGCTTATTCAGGATGCAAGTGCAAGTGGATATACTGTAACATGGCCTACGACTATTGATTGGCCTAATGCAAATACACCAACACTTACTAGTACGGCTAATGCGATAGATCAGTTTGTATTTTATACACATGATGGTGGAAGTAACTGGTACGGTTTTACAGCAGGACAAGATTTAGGATAACATAAAATGAGTAACGTTAAAAAGTTAATGATGACCGCAGCAGGTGGAGATTCCCTTAATGTAGAGAATGTGTTTAGCACATTTGTATATAAAGGCAGTGGCACTACAGCAACAAACTATAATAATGGTATTGATCTTGAAAACGAAGGTGGTATGGTGTGGATCAAGCATAGAGATCAAAGTATTCGACACGCAATGTTTGACACAGAAAGAGGAGTACATAAATTTGTTATTCCAAACGATACTACTAATGAACAGAACGATGTGAATCTTGGTGTCACTGCATTTAACTCAAATGGTTTTCAACTTACAGGTAATCATACAGAGACTACAGGAGCTAATGAAAATTACTGCTCTTGGACGTTTCGAAAAGCACCTAATTTTTTCGATATTGTAACGTACACAGGTAATGGTACTAATGGTCGTACTGTAAGCCACAACCTTGGTACAAAACCAGGTTCTATTTGGATTAAATCAAGGGATGTAAATGGAGAACCTTGGTATGCTTATCATCAGTATTTAGGTGCTACAAAAAGAGTATACTTAAGTGGTAGTAATTCTGTAGCAACAAGTTCTGATGGGTTTAATAACACTGAACCAACTGCATCACAATTTACTCTAGAAGGTAATGGCACAAACCAAAATGGTCAACCCTTTGTCGCATATCTTTTTGCACACCACGATGGGGACGGTACTTTTGGAGCAAGTGGGGATCAAGATATTATTCACTGCGGTGGATATACAGGCAATAATACTAATGCTCGTGTAATTGATATAGGCTTTGAACCTCAATTCCTTATAATTAGGGAAACAGGAGGTTCTAATTGGTCGTTGTTTGATAATATGCGAGGTTTTATAGGAGGTCCACCAACAGATACAGATAATTACTATGAAAGTCAAAGAATTAGGATAGACACAACTAATTCAGAAACTGGCTATGCATCAGTCGGTATTGCAGGGGAAGGATTTTACGTAAAACGAAACGAGTTTAATGTTAACGGCACGGAATATTTTTACATTGCAATACGAAGACCAATGGCAACTCCGACTAGTGCAAGTGAAGTATTTAATATAGCCACTAGATATGCAGAATCTTCTCTACCTTCTTGGCAATCTGGTTTTGTAACTGATTTGGGTATCCAAAAGAGGACTGTTGGTAGTGATACTTATGTTTATGACAGATTAAGATCAGGTGTGCAAGCTAGAGAGTTAGCTATGAATAGCCAATCAACAGAGGCAAATGCAAGTTCCAGAGACTTTGACTACATGAACGGTTTTGGTGATGTAAGCAGTGCTGATAGTGCAGGATATGCTTGGATGTGGAAGAGAGCAACAGGATTTTTTGATACTGTCCTATATAGAGGTAACGGAACAGCAGGACGAACTGTAAAACATAACCTTGGAGTAGTGCCTGAGATGATGTGGATACGTAACCGTCAGAGACAAAGAGATTGGGTTGTGTATCATACAGGAATAAACGGTGGCACAGATCCAGAAGATTATTACTCAAGATTAAACGCAACAGATGGTGCATCAAACGATGATGTTTTTAATGATACCCCACCCACTGCAACACAATTTACGACAAACGGTAGCTTTGAGACAAATGCAAGTGGCGAACAAATGATTGCGTGGCTATTTGCAACTTTGCCAGGAATATCTAAGGTAGGAAGTTATATAGGAAACTCAACAAATGACAGAGTAATAGATTGTGGTTTTTCTAACGGAGCAAAGTTTGTTTGGATTAAAGAAGCAAATAACAATAATTATTGGTTTTATTTTGATTCAGTTAGAGGTATAACTACTGGCACTGACAAAGTTATAGATTTTAGTAGATCTGATGCACAGGCAGATGAAACTAACTATGGTGCAGCAGGTTTAATAAAACCAGATAATAGTGGTTTTAAAATATCTAATTTGGGTGCAGTAAATAATGGCGATGGTCAGTTTATTTTTTACGCAGTCGCAGCTTAAAATCAAACTCATAAGAAAGGATCAATCAAATGGGTGAATACAGAAACAGAACAACAGGTGAAATAAAAACTCAAGGTGAACTTAGGCGTGACAATCCAAACATGTCTATGCCAAGAGTGTGGGGTGACAGTGTGTGTGATGCACTAAACGTAGACCCTATTCTTGCTGCACCAAAACCAACAGAAGGTATAGGACAATATCAGTTCGTAGCTCGTAATGGTGCAGTACAAGATTCTAGTGACAACTGGGTTGAGGCATGGGAAATTCGAGACATGTTTGCTGACATAGACGGTGGGCAGACTAAAGCAGAACAAGAAACTGAATATCAACAACGGTTAGATACTGAAGCCGCCCAACGTAATCGTAATCAACGTGATAATCTGATTGCTGCTACTGATTGGTGGGCATCATCTGATCTCACTATGACCTCTGATCAAACAACTTATCGTCAGGCATTACGTGATATAACTAAACATTCTAACTGGCCTAACCTTGAAGCAGATGACTGGCCTACTAAGCCATAGGGTATAGGATATGGCTGACATTAAACTAACATCAGAAGAAATAGAGACAATGCTAGACAACGCAGCTAGGCGTGGTGCTAAAGAGGCACTACGTTCTATCGGGTTACTTGACGATGATGCACAAAAAGATATACTAGAAATGCGTAACTTGATAGAAGCATGGAGAGATACACGTAGAAGTATATGGAGTACTGTGGTAAAGTTAGCTACAGTTGGAACACTAACATTCATAGCAGGTGCTGTTTGGATGACATTTGGTAAGTAAGGCATAAACAATGAATAATCAATTTAAAAATCCTACATTCGGTGGTTTCAAACCAAATGCAATGCAACGTATTGCAGGAACATTAGGTTATACAGGAGAGATGTCTGGGTTTCAATCTTACCTAGAGCAAAACCCTGATAAGAAAAATCAAATGGATGAGTTTAAAAAAGCAGCTATGATGATGGCTAAAGGCGGTAGTGTACGAAAATTTCAAGCAGGTGGTTTTAACAATCCAAATGCATCATCATATTCAGCTAATCAATATTCTGCGAATCCTGCACAAACTTCTGCAGAATTTAGAGCAGTAGCACAGGCACAACAAACGGCTGCAAATAATAATGATGATGGTCCTTCAGTAAATCAACCTGTACAACTTGGTCAACAAGTAGAAACAGTTCAGTACGTGCCTCAAGGTGGACCACCCATCCCTTACCAACAATCACAACAGTATCAACAACAAGGTCAGACTGTACAACAAAATGCAGCAGGTAGTTTTGACATAGTTGATGCTTCAGGTAAAGTTATTAAAACAAATATTGATACTGCTGAACAGGCACAACAAATGTCTGGTCAACAACGACCTTATGCACCATTTGACGTGCCTATAACTACTATGCCTATTCCAGACTTAGGTGACTATGATCCCACTAAAGGTATGCCAGAGCCATTACCAGAACCAGACTTTAGCACTGGGTATTTATTACCTGACTATGCAGAAGGACAGTTAAAAACTATTGTAACAGGCGGTACTGATCTTAGTAATATTAAAATAGAAGGTAATACTGTAACATTTGCTGATGGTAAAACAATACAAGCACAAACACCTGAACAAGCTCAGATGATTGTAGATGCTGCAAATAAATATAAAACAGAAGTACAAGACCCATATAAACTAAAAGAAACTGCATATCGTAATTATTTATCTAGTGGTGTAACTTCAGGTGTAACTGGTGATATTGAAAATATTGAACAGGAATTTAATACTGCTCAGTCTAACTATACACAACTACAATTAGAGTTAACACGTTTAAGTAATCAAGCTAAAGCTAATCCAGATGATCCTTATTTAAAGGAACTTGTAGAAGCTAAAGGTAAAGAGTTTTCTGATGCTAAATTACGTTTAGATCAACTTACTCCTTTGTATCAGTCAACACAAAAAACTATATCAGATGTAATGACTGAACGTGCAACTGATCCTACATTACCAGAAGGTGCTAAAGTTGACCCTACTATGATTACACAACAACAGGATCAGTTTATTTCTGCAGGTAGTGGTCAGGTGTCTGGTGCAGGTGGTGTAAGTGAAGTTGCACTAGCTAACACATATCTTTCAAAGAATGTTGATCAGCCAGATACAGCTAAGTATGAGGCAGATGTACGTTCAGATCAAGTAGCTGCACAAACACAGGCATTAAATGCTGCACAGACAAATGAAGATGATGCACGTGCACAAGTAGCTGCAGCACAAGCTACAGCAAGTATGGTTGGTGATCTTAGTGCTGCACAAGGCACTGCACATCAAATGACTAACGAAGTACAACGTGATCTTGATGCAGGGGAATTAGTAGATGGTGCATCAACGGATGCAACCAAAGCA